GCTCACCCCGATAAGTTAGTAATGGAATGGTCTTTTCAACCGAACTACAAGGACATCAACAGCGCTATGAAACAGGCGGCGGCAGGAAACGCTGTATGGAATCGCAACACAAAGAAGTGGAGTATTCCTGTCAATACTGCTATCGCTGTGGCTAACGCTGTGCGACCACACTTCTCACCACTTGCTGATGCGATAGAGAATTGTCCTCAAGTCCATACTGCTCATCAAGAAACTGTGCAACGAATTGAGATGTCAAGTGCAGTTGATACAGAACTAGAACTACCCGATTGGCCTATCTTCGCAAACATGCGACCTTATCAACGAGTCGCACCCATCATGTATAGAACAGGTGGGCGCAACCGTATTCTTATTGCTGATGAAATGGGTCTTGGTAAATCACTACAGGCTCTTGGTTGCGTTGAGTTTGCGGAACACCAACAGATTCTCATCGTCTGTCCCTCCATTGTTAAACACAATTGGGGGAACGAGATTGTCAAGTGGCTCAACGGCGACTTTCAAATTATCAACGGGCGACAGGGAGAAATCAAACCGGCGCGGTTTCATATTATCAATTACGATATCTTGAGTCATCGCCTTGATGATTTGATGGGTATAGGTTTTGACTGTATTATCTTTGACGAAGTGCATAACATCAAGAATCAAAAGGCCGCGAGGACAAAGGCGGCGCTTGCGCTTGCTCAAGGTAAAGAAGGTATCATCGCTCTTTCGGGAACACCTATACTGAACAGACCTAACGAATTCTTCACACCATTGAACATGATGCTACCCGCGCAGTTTGGTAATTATTGGACATTTGCTCAACGCTATTGCAACCCACGAAGAACAGACTTCGGTTGGGATTTTAGCGGCGCTAGCAATATTGAACATAGCACAGACGGAACACCACCACTAAACACACTACTACGAGATTTCATGTTGCGCCGTTCTATGGACGACCCACGAATAAGCAAAGACATGCCCGACTTAATCCAATCACTACTACGGATTGACTTACCCGAGCAAGCAAAGAAAGCATACAAGATAGAATACAACAGTTGGTTAGAAGAATGGACAAAGCAACAAGCGAACTACGGTTCAGCAGACGCAGGGTTCGCCCTCAACATGATGACACAACTCCGACATATCGCAGGGAAACTCAAAGTTGAAGCGGCTGTTAAGTGGGCGTTAGAGTATCACGAAAGAACAGGTAAGCCTCTTGTCATTTTCGCGCACCATGTTGATGTAGTAAGTAATTTGTTAGCGAAGTTGAGGCGATACATGGTCCGTAGTGCTGATACAGAAGACGAGCGATATGAACAAGAGAGGCGAGCAGGTTGTATTGTAGGAAGCACAACCCCCGCTTTTCGTCAAAAATATATTGAAGAATTCCAAGAAGGGAAAATTGATTTCCTTGTATGTTCAACAACGGCTATGCGCGAAGGTGTCAATCTTGACCGCGCTAATACAACATTGTTCGTTGAGCGTGAATGGGTGCCTGCTTGGGAACAACAGGCGGCGGCTAGAGTCCGGCGTCTAACTCAAGAAGATGCAACATGTCATCAAGTTATATTGAGCGCCAACGACACCATTGACACTATGTTTGACGAAGTGGTTTCTGCTAAGGCGCACATCGTTAAGAAGTCGCTTGATGGTTCAACCGGACAAAGAAATGATATAGTCAAAGATTTGGTGAAGAAATTGAAACTAGGAAAGGTGAGTATAATATGAGATTAACAGCAAAGGAATGTCAAAAGAGGGACTGTTCTAAACCTGTTCTTGCAGGCTATAGATTCTGTAGCAGTTGTATGAAGTCAGTTAGACCAAAGGTGAGTAAGAATGAGTAGTAGTATATTTATAGACGCGGAAGACCTTGAGGGTATCATATTGAAATGTGCCTGCCCTAATAAATGTGGAAGTATGGCCGACATGATTATCATGAGAACAGCGCATGAGGGAATTTTTGACCACATAGAGGTTCTTTGTGATAACTGCGAAAGTGCGTGGAACACATCTTTGATTTATATGAATAGTTTATAATCCTGTCATCTATCGGGTGAACGAAGATGGTTGTTTATGCGTCCTTACAAAATTAAAGCATTGGCGTTAGACGATGACTCGGGTTATATTACCAAACCCGATGGTTCACGCGTTGCTACAGATTCAACTAGCATGAGAAAGAATGGTCGTTGGGTCGCTATCGTTGGCTACGAATATGCTAACATGGTTATACCCGACGCTGTATGTAGTTGCGGAGAAGATGTTGCCGAATCAACTGTGTGTATGATACTCAAAGACCGTAGCGTTCTATACCCCGCAAAGTGTTGTAATCGCGCTGTCTTTTTTGAGAATGTAATAGGAGAGTATGAACTTGATAGATGATTGGACACCACAGAAGGAAGATTTAGATTGGACACAGAACCATTTTGACAATATGGCTATTGGCGATACATGGTCTGTAAGCGGCGCGCTGATAGAAAAGACAAGCGATGCCGAATTGACCCTTAGACAATACCCTGTTGAATCAGCAATGGCTGTTGATAGGGTTGCTAAGGTTTGTGATGAAATCAGCATTGAGTTTCAAACCGAGGGCGCAACTATGATTGACGACCCGATAAAGGCGGCTCAACTAGCGGCGCAGGAATGGGCTGACCCCGAATCAAATATACCACTTGCTAACTTTGATTTAGAGAATGCCGAATGGGAGGTTCATGCTGTGCCTTCTGTAAATGAAGAAGGCGAATCAGTAATCATAGACCAATGGACTGTGCGCATTACTCACGATAATGATGAGGAAGAAGGCGAATTGCATGTTGTTAATATGACTCCTATGGATTACCACCTCATTGCAGGCGATGATTTATTTTTTAATTGGCGCGGCCTTAGAGTTATAGAAAGAGGCGAAGCGATACAACTCGCTGATGATGAAAGAGTTATGGAACTATTCGGTAGCGAAGTCATACTGCTTGGTTCAACGCATGAAGGTCATACTGTGCCGCCACACATGAGAGGAATGATGGTCACGCGTCTTGATGAAGTTGGGTCGGAAGAAGAATGAACTTAGAGTCCCTCGCTTCTTGTATAGCGGCTATCCAAACTGCCGAATCTAAGAAAGAGAAGTATGAACTCATTGGCGAATTATTGTATAATAACCCGAATCATATAGAAGATATTATCAAACTCATTTGCGCTACCCCAAAAGAATGTGTTAAGCCGAATCATATAATCGCGCTAATCAACAAGTCCTATGGTATATTCCCCGAAGAATACGATGCTCTTTGGGAGGAAAAAGAACTCCCTTTGATATTGGCTGACGAATCACCCTCCGATGTTGATACATCTTTGAGTCTTAGAGAGGCGCGCGAATTAAAACAATCAATCATAGACGGAGATGTTGTTGATGCAGATACATTGTTCAAATCTATGAGTCGCTTTGGCGCAACGGTGTTTTGGGCTTTTTGTTTTGGCCGAACTCTAGTGAATTACAAAAGCATCATGGCGGGAACAAGCACGAAGACTAGATACTCAAGAGATAGATTGCAAAAAGCGCGAATCATCATGCCTGCTCATGATGTTGTGTTGCAGGCTTTCAAAGGTGAACTCTCGGACGAATTGACAATAGAACCTTGCTATCCCTTTTTGGCCCCGCGCTATTCTCGTTGGCCTTATTGGTCGCTCCCTTTCAAGAATACTCATTACGAAATAATTAGTGGCGAACATTGCTTTGCTCATCGGAAGAACGGGAGGGTATTTTTGTATAATAGAAGTGGTGAAATTCTCCGCACCTTGATACCTAGAGTTGATGGTGATTTTGATTTTGTTGCCGAAGTTGATGACATGGGTAATGTTGTTGAATGGTTATACCGCGAGGACAATCCCGATGTTTGGAAAAAGAATCGTATAGAAAGATGTGCTAAACCGCGCTTGGTTGAATCAAAGAAGCACTTTAGAAGTTTGGTTGAATCACTAGATAGATATGAACAGTTGCGTTTGATAGATGCAGACCGACCCTATTTTCATAGTGGTGCTGTTGGAGGATTCATAGTGCCGCGCCGAACCTTTGACTTACCGTTGCTGATTCTCGGAGGTAAGCGTGATAGTGATGGAGTAAGATTGAAAGTTGCCGCGCTTGATGGGTTTGACCCATACCCTGTCGGCTACGCTTATGTTGAAGAATCGGCGCTTCCCGATACTCTATCTTACTTGATAGAGGCTAATGTAATGCGAGAATGTAAGGAGGGAACTGTGGGAATATTTCACGCTCTAGCATTTGATAATGATAAGAATATACTTCGTGCGCCGTATTTAGTTAGGTTAGATACTACGCTAGGATTGTTTGACGCAATTCAAATTGGTGATTTGATGGAGAGGTCTAATCATGAATGACGACTTCTTCTTAGCGTGGTTAGCAAGAGAATGTCGCTTTCAAGCAAGCATACATTTTGCGCCTAGAACACGAATTGGGTATAGGATAGTAAGGCGAATCATTGTATCCCCTAAAGACGAAGCCGAATTGAATATGTGGTTATCAACTAAAGGTATAACCGCACGAATTATCAAAGACAAAGAACAAATCATGAAAGTCATTAGACTTCTTGCGCCTGTTAAACAGTATGTCAAAGACATAAACGGCATGGGGAACATGTTGAAGATACTAGAAGTGAACAAAAGGAGAGCAACACATCAAGATATTCTCAATGTGATTGCTATACTAGAATAGGTCTTTTCGCTTCTATCTGTATCGTTTTCCGGTTTTCCGGTTTCCCTCACGAAATAGTAATAGAAAATAATATTCTTATTGTTTCAGTAAGAAAACCGAAAAACCGGAAAAGGTGCAGGGAGAGCAAGAGATAGGTTGGAGTCTAGCGAGAAAATGAACACTAAGAAGGAATTGACTCTCCCTGCGAGCCGACTATGTTCTAGGGGGTTTATATATTGACGCGTTGGATTATTACTAAAGGTTGGTGAAAAAAGATGTTTGAACCGAAAACAAATACTGAAACTATTGGAAAGAATAAAATGAATCTGCCGTTCTATTGGATAGACGATTGGAAAGAGTATGAAGATAAGAGAGAAGTGGGACACTTGTTGTTTGCGGGACCGCCCGGAACCGGTAAAACAACTGCGGCCTATGTCATAGCAAATGAATGCGGACATAAACTGATTGAATTCAATGCTTCCGATGAGCGCGGTATAGATTTCATACGGAACAAAATAAAACAAGTAGCACAAAGCAACCCGCTTTGGGAACCTGTATGGTTGTTGCTTGACGAGGCTGATGGGCTTACTAAACAAGCACAAGAGTCTTTGAGAAGAATTATGGAGAAGTCAACAGTCAATTTTATATTGACTTGTAATGACATATCATCTATTATTCCGGCACTTCAATCAAGATGCACAGTTTTCAAGTTTGGGGAATATAATGCCGATGATATACGCGCCTATCAGCATCTTCTATTATCAAAAAATAAGATTGATACGGACCGAATCAATGAGATAAGTCCCGAGCAGTTGAAGATTCACTTTGGAAATGACCTCCGCGCAATGCAAAATTTCTTGATAAGCGGATTGTCCCTACCGGAGAACTCTAACGAATTTGATAAAGCCGCTATGTTTGTAGCGGCGGGTGATTGGGAGCAGTTGCATTTAGTGCTTATCAAAATGCTTGACAACCCAAGCCAAACTATTCACGGCGTCATGATAAAATTGCATGATTACGCCACTTCCGTCGGTTTTGCGCCGGAACGACTATATACCTTCTTGTCTGTATGGGGTGATTTCGTGTTGCGAATGCACACATGGCCCCTATCTAGCCGGTCCTTCGTGGACTACTTTATAGCGACCCTGTATAGGCAAGACACAAAAATAAAGGAGGAACAAGTATGAACCTAAATAACATAAATAACGAAGCAAGCAATAACGAACAATGGAACCCCGAGGTTGAAGAACGCCTTAAGTGGTGGGCTGAAAAGCACAACAAGAGTTTAGATGACGCTTTTGGCGAATTCTATACTTACCTTAAGACAGACCTCGGAATAGATAACGCCAATAATGAAGACGATGAGTTTCTAATAGAAGCGGCTGAATCTTTCATAGTTGAAAGAAGGGTGATGGACAACACATCATCAACTAAGTCTGTAAAACTTGTAGGCTATTTCATCGGAATGGACGCTAGAGTCCGAGATGCTCAAGCGAACAAAAGAGCGCCTGCTGTATCGGCGGCATTGAAAGATTTACAAGAAGCGATTGACTTAGGACTTGTAGCCCGCGCTTATGTCCAAGACGGCGCATGGTATCTTGAGAAAAAAGATGGTTCTGTTAAAACAGAAGAATCAGCAGACTCAAAGCCGTGGTTCTTATTTGAAGAACACGGACTATCCATTGCTATCTTACAGAATAATCCCGAATGGGCGCGATTTGGTGAGCCTATCACACCTTACCGATGGCAACGCACCTATCATTTCTATGGTAATGAGAAAGAAGATTTCGTCAATTCTCAAAATGCGTTAAGACTAACTGTTACATCAAAGGACCCTAGTGATTGGCATGTGCCTCAAATGTATGAACCATGCACAGTATCAGTAAGAGAGCGCAACAATGTTAGAGAAGGTTGGGAAGATGTATGGAACACACTACCATTCCCATCAGCAATTACATACGGCGCTATTGTGTCCGATGACCTTGTTGATGCGGTAAGACCCGACAGACTGTTGCCGACATCTAAGATGTTCGTGAAAGATTTGTCAACTCTATCCGAAATATATGATACTAAGAGCGAAACAATACCGGGTATTCCTAATCCTGTAGGACCTATGGTGATGATTAAAGCGCGAGTTAGCGATTTGAGATTAGAGCCTAGCGACTATGAGTATGACCCAACGGGGCATACATATTTCATGAGAGTAACTTCCTTTGATTTGATGAGAGCATTTGGTGATGACGCTAGAAGGGATATTGGTGTAAGTATTCACGGATTCTTGGGCGACAATGCTCATGTGTTTGAATATGCAACCGAAGAAGGTTGGAAGCCTTACGCTATCAAATCAACAGTATTCATCTATGGCCGTCTTGCTATGGTTAGGAGAGATGATGGTGATGCTCCAAAGATAAACGCAGTTGGTATTTACGCTATACCACGCTATGCTATTCCGGCAGGCGAAGGTGGCGAAACTAACTCAACACAATTTGATGGAGAAGGAGTTGAATAAGAATGGCTAATTTAAGAGATTTACAAAAGCAAGCAGAAGAAGAAATACAAATGGAAAAGGCGCAAACTGTATCGTTTGAACCTGTATCATTGGAGGAAGAACAAAAGACAGGAGCGCCTATCGCTTCATCTATTTGGGACGAAATTCAAGAGTCAGCAAACATACTACCGGACAATCAAACTCTTTGTGCTTTAGTTGGACCCGAAGGTGGCGGTAAAACAGGTGTTGTTCTTGACAGCCTTACTGATGAAGAAATTAAAAACGGCGAAGTTGTTTTTGTTTTAGACTTTGACGGTGGAGGGCAAACAATACGAACTTCTCATCACCGCGCTAACGCTAAAAACATTAGAGTCTTGTCGCCGTGGGTCATGCAAAATGAGTCAAGAGATGCTTTTGATTATCCTGCTACGCATGCTAGAGTTATGAATATTGGGCGAACACTTGTTGAATGGGCTAGAGATAGAGGCAACAAGCCTAGACTCAATTCTCTTTTAGTAACAGGGTTAGACCAATGGGACGAGGTTTGTAAAAACTGTATGTTCATTGAAGACTTAGGCACAGCGCCCGATGGTATAGGCGCTAAGGTTGACCCACACCAACAAATAGGTATGAGATTTAATTGGCAGATTCGCTCAACTAGATTTCACCAACTAACAGCAATTGTTAGAGTATTGATGGGTCTAGGTGTTCGTGTTTATTTAGAAACACACTTCAAGGAATTACAAGATAAGGCCGGTGCTGTTATTGGTAAAAAGCCTGCTTGGGAGAACAAAACTGCGAACTACATGAATCAAATCATTTACTTCCATAAGACCAAAGTCCGAAACGAGGACGGCGCGCCGACAGGTGAAATGAGATACGAAGTTGAGTTTGTAAAATGCAGAACCAACCCTGCTTTACTAGACCAGCGCAGAACTATTATGAAGACAAAGAAAGGAGAGGAACCCGAATGGTTTGGGTTGCCGGAATTAAGAGATGGTATATGATGATGGATACAAATGAACATGGAGATTTCCCGAGAACAGGGA